ACCCCTCCAAGCCAACATCACGCCAATGCCACCAAAAATAATGATGGCCAAGACGCATTCGATCAGGGTGGTAATGATTTTCTGTTTCATGGTTTTCTTTCGTTAAGTAATAGGAGTAACGAATTTTGACAGAATTGATTTATCTTGCAAGAATTATTTTTATGTGTTGTTTTTATACATAAAGCGCAATTAGAATGCGGTCATGCAATCAATTCACGATATCAAGGCAATGGCCAAGGCTCACAAGATAACCATGGCTGCGGTGTGCAATGAGGCTGGCATCCAACAGTCCCAAGTAAGCCGATGGTTATCTGGGACTGTTGAGCCATTGTGGACATCAGTCAATCAATTGCACTTAGCGCTTGAAAAACTGATCGACAAATCACCAGTCGTTATCGACTGATTCGGCAGCAGCTGGCGCGGCCTTGCTGGCCACCACGCCAAAGTCACTGGCAGCTGTTGGCTTTGCACCACCCAGCGAATCACCCTTGGCCAAGAGCATGATGTTGTTGAGTCCATACGACACGCCCTTGTTGCCTGCCTGGTCATAGGCATAGGCATTCAGACTGACTCGGCCAAAGTCGCCAGAGACAATGTCTTGTGATCCAAGAATGTCATGGCCATGGGCATCCACTGCACCAGGCTTGTTTGTGCTTTTGGTGTTGAAGAAATAATGGCCAGCGTACTCTGGGCCAAGTGGGCCGCCATCAGATTTGACTTCTGTATCGCCATCACGCAAGGGATTGCGCACTGTTTTCGGAATCTTGTCCCCGAACTTGGCGGTCAATGCGGCCTTGGCTGCCGCTTTCAATTGGTTCACAGTCTCGGTGTCTGTCTTTGGGACAAGCACTTGCGTTGAGAACTCTTCTTTCCCGTTCATTTCATTCTTACGCGCAGTCAAAGCGCTGAAGTATGAGAAACGAACTTTTCCGGTTACGACTCTTGTTGACATGGTTTTTTCCTTTTAAGGGTTTAGGTTTTTACGTTTCTGTCGTCAAACAGAAATTGCACTTTAGCACAAATGCAGATATGATCGCAACAACTTAAAACGAGGAAACCGAAATGCAACTATTCCCCCATCAGCAAGAGGCCAAGCTCTTCTTGCTGTCCAGGCGCAGGGCCATACTGGCCGACCAGCCACGGGTTGGTAAGACGCTACCCACAGCAGCTGCTGCACTTGAAAACTTACCCGCACTGATCGTTTGCCCAGCCATTGCCAAAACAGTCTGGGAGTCTGCATTTGCCAAGCTCGCGCCCAACGTCTCGGTCCATGTGGTCAATGGAAAACGCGAGGCTTCAGAGGTAAATAGCGCAGATATCACCATCATCAACTACGATGTTTTGCAATATGCACAAACAGATTTGGACAGATATAACACTCTAGTTTTAGATGAGTGCCACAGAATTAAGAATCCAAAAGCCCAAAGGACCAAGGCAGCCATGCTGGCCATGAAGAAGATTTCCTTTGTTTATGCACTGTCTGGCACACCCATCCCAAACAGGCCCATCGAGCTGTGGCCCATCTTGCACGGCCTTGGCATTTACAGAGGTGGCTGGTATGACTTTGCAGGCCGTTATGCAAAGATGTGGGTCGCACCATGGGGCTTGGATACCAGTGGCGCATCTAACCTGGTTGAACTCAAAGACATGATGAAACCCCATGTCATGCGCAGAAAGAAAGAAGCCATTTTTAAAGACTACAAAGAGCCACAAGTCAGCCTGATCACCTTTGACCTACCCAATGACAAACGCGAGCAAAGTTTTGATGCCGATGCCTTGATGGCAAACCCCAATGCCTTGCTGGCCTTTGAGGGTCTGGCCGAGGTTATGCGTGAGGCTGGAATGCGCAAGGTCAAGGCTGCCAGTGAATTCATCGATGACTTGCTCCAGGCCGATGAGCCAGTGGTGGTATTTGCGCATCACAAGGATGTGGTGGCCGAGCTGGAGAAGCTGTTAATGGTCCACAAACCCGTGATAGTAGTGGGTGACACTACAAGGGCCAAGCGCGATCAGGCGCTTAAAGACTTTCAGTCTGGCCAAACCAAATGCATCATTGGCAACATTGCTGCCATGTCTGAAGGCGTGGACCTAAGTGCTGCCGACACGATTGTCTTTGTCGAATGCACTTGGTCCACGTCAGCACTGGAGCAGGCCAGCAGCAGGGTTGAGAACATCAACAAGTCAGGCATTCCACCCGTCATCTACATTCTGACCATCAAGGCCAGCTTGGACCATACAGTCTTGGCCAAGGTCTTAAAGAAGCTGAATATCGTCAACCAAATCATTTAACCCAGGAGAAACCATGCAACATGAAACCCGTAAACACGCCCGACTCTCAGCATCCAGAACAGACCGCTTCATGTCTTGCCCTGGCTCATACAGGCTTGAATCCCTCATGCCTTACGAGCCAGCAGGCGAGGCGGCTGCCATTGGCACAGCGATCCATGAACTCTCTGAGATCATTTTGCGCAATGGTGAGATACCAACCGGAACTGATCCTGACCATCTTTCAATGGCCCAAGGTTATGCCAACTTTGTCAACACTCTGGTCGAGAATCCGCGCAAAAAGCTGATCGAGGTCAACCTAGACGAAGGCTTAAAGTCTCTGCATCCAGCGCTTGGTGGCACTGCCGATGCCATCCTGGTCGATGGCAATCATCTTCATGTCATTGATCTGAAGACTGGCCGTGTGGCTGTGGATGCCCAAGACAACAAGCAGCTCTTAACCTATGCCCTTGGTGCAATGCGCCAGCTCAAAGCGCCAAGCACCATTGAATGCACCATGCACATATTCCAGCCGCGGGTCGGCCACAGCAAGTGGACAGTGTCTGGCAATTACTTAAATCTGCATGGTGAGCGCTTGAAGTCGGCAGCCGAACTGGCGCTCACAGGCGATGCACCCACAAACCCAAGCCCCGATGCCTGCCGGTACTGCAAGGCCAAGACCATTTGCCCATCCATGCGTGAGAAGGTCCAAGAGGTCGCTAGAAACGATTTCAAGCCTGACATGACTGTTACCCCAGAGATGCTGGATAACGCGGCTCTGGTGTCTGCATGGGCCGATGCAGTGCAGTCTGCCGCCAAAGATCAATTGACCAATGGCCAAGCAATCACTGGCTGGGCCATGCGCGCAGGCCGTAAGACCAAATTCTGGAAAGATGAGGCGCTAGTCATGGAAGCATTCAAAGATATGCCCACAGCCTGGGAACTCAAAAGCCCCAGTGCTGTCTTAAAACTCGGTGTCGAAGTCAGCGAAGACCTAGTCGGTGAGAAGGTGGCTGCGCCAAGTCTTGTCAAGGCGAAGGAATAGAATCACATCCCCTGCCAAAGAAAAGACCTGACAGCGCGTTAACACTGCCAGGTCAAAGGTCAATCTTTCATGGCAACTTACAAATGAAACCCCCAACTAAAGGAATTTCAGTGTCAATCATAACTGAAACACCCCAAAACGACACGTTCTCTCAGTCCCAGTCTGTCGCCTGCAAAATAGGCGCTGTCGCCCCAGATGCCGTCTTCTGTACTTTTGCCCTGCAAGGCTCAAAGAAAATCCCTTACAAACGATCTGGCCAAGGTGTGGCACGGGATACAGACCCAAGCGATCTCTACAACTCAGAAGATGTCTGGACCATGGAGCAAGCGCCTCATGGCCAATATCTTGGCTTAGTCCAGCAGCGCCCCATCATCAGCGCATCAGGGAACTATTTGGTTTGCCTCGATGTGGACATGAAACACGCATCAGGCCCGACCAATGTGGCCATTCAGCGCATGGCCAAGTATGTCAAGCAAAAGAAGATGCTGACCGAGGTCTCTGTCTCAGGCCGTGGCCGTCATGTCTTCTTATGGGTGCAACCACCCAAAGAATCTGACCAGGTGCTGCCCAAGTACAAGCTAGGCGGTGGCCAAGAGCTTGAGGTGTTTGGTCTGCCAAACAGTGCCGGAAAGTCAGTGCTACTTAGTGGCAATGCGGTGGTCGGTGAATTCCAAGAAGCAGTCAATTTGCATGAATTGTTAATGGACTGGGGGATCATCGAGCAGCACCAACTGCAAGAGCCAAAGCCAGTCGCCCCATCACAATCATTTGATTTCACGCAATTAGGATCAAGACTGGATGACAGCGATCTTGATCGTGCCATCAAGGCTTTGCACCACATCAGCCCAGACTGTGACTATGACCAGTGGATTGAGCTTGGCCAAGCGCTGCACACTGAATTTGGCGAGGCTGGTCTCGGCCCATGGATGACATGGTCCATGGCAGGCAACAAGTTTGCAGGCACAAAAGACATTGAAATCCACTGGAAGAGCTTTCACCAGGGCAAAGGTGTTGGCATTGGCACACTCTTCAAACACGCCAAAGACAATGGGTGGGAGCCGCCAACCAAGCAGGCCGAAAGAAAAAGCGCGGTGGAAGACTTTGCTGCGGTGATCAATGCACCAGTGGCCACCAATGCACCAGAAGTCAAAGGCTGGCCAGAGCGCCAGCTATCCATTGGCCAGATCAAACCCATTCGCTACATGGTCAAGGGCTTCTGGGCGCATAGTTTCATGGTGCTGGCTGGTCAGCCTGGCATTGGCAAGACCACAGCAGTCATCAGCCTTTGCATGGTCATGGCAGGACTCAAGGCCAAAGACTGCGAACTCACTGCCACCAAGAAACGCAAAACAATCATAGTGACTGAAGACAGTGACCAGGTCGAAAGAACTCTGACAGGGTATGCACGGCATTACGGGATCAGTGCTGCCTCATTATCAGATTGGTTTGTCATCATCGATGCCAAGAGGTCTAATGTGAAAGATTTACTCATGCTTGCACATAATGTGATTCACCACACAATAGATAATGTCCGGCCATTATTGGTTCTTGATACTGCCAACGCGACAATGGATATTGATAATGAGAATGACAACTCAGAAGTCGGTGCATATATTGCAGCACTAAAACAAACAATCTACATCCAACTGGACACGCCAGTCTGCATCATTACCCACACAAACAAAACAATATCAAAGTCAGACTCAGATGCCACGGCCCGTGGAGCTTCTGCATTCACAGGCGATGCAACTCTGACCGGAGTGCTGTTTGAAGATGAGACCAAGACACGCTATATGCGCCTGGTCAAGACCCGTTACCAGCCCAACTTCAGAGAAATCAAATTCAACTCAGATGTCTTTGCCGACACTGTGCTGGATGAAGACGGGGATATCCAAGAGCAAATGGTGCTGCTGGTCGTGCCAGCCATGTCATCGGAAGAAGACCGAAGGCAGGCAGCCAACGACAGGCAGAGCAATAAAAGACAGCAGCAAGTCCAAGATGCCGCAGATGCTGCCTGCAACTTTGTCCAGTCCATCATCAATGCCAAAGGCGCGGTGATCATGCGCAGAGGCTCTGGCAGGCCAAGTGTCCCAAAAGAACTGCAATCAATGCACCAGCTGGAGTGGGCAGACATCTATCAGGCCGTGCCAATGGCCGACCAAAGCTATGCAAGAAAGGCCGTTAGCGCGGCCATATTTCAGCGCTTTGCAATGGACCAAGCAAGCTCTGGATGGGTTCAAATAAAGTAAACCGGTAAACCGGTAGTAAACCGGTAGTAAACCGGTATACCGGTTTAGATAAAGGCAGGTCTGTTGGTATAAGTGGGGGTCGTAGACCCACTTATCCACAGGCCAATCTGGTCAGTTTCTGCATAGTCAAAAGTAAAGCGGTAAAGCGGTAGATTTCCTTTACTCATACCGGTTTACTTTTGACCCTTTTTGGAGGTTTATCATGGGACAAGAAGTTAGCAAGTTATCCACAGGTTATCCACAATCGGATAAATGGGTCGAAGATGAGAGGGTTTTTTGCCACCAGTGCAGTAAGTCGGTAGAAGTGGACATGAAGCAGTCCATGCCAGCCGAACAGATGGAACGACACAGGAAGGTCAACTCAAAGCCATTGCAGTGGATGTTTGACGAGGCAAAGATTAGGAATGGATGGGCAACCATCACATGGTCCGAACATCAGTGCAGCCAGACCGGACTGGCCACATTTCCAACCGATGTCAAACACCGATGTCATTTGTTCCAACCCAAAGCCACGGCAGTAGAATCCGAGTCATGGTGGTT